GCTGCTAGTGACGGCGCAAAGCAGGGTATGAGCATGACATTAGATAAGATGCAGAACAGCCCACGTACACGCTCCAGGGTAGGTATCCGCTAATGGCTGACGCATTTCCTGAGATAAAGCCAACCACCCGTAAATTTAAAATGGGCGACATACCCAGCACGACATACACGTCGTTGTCTGGAGCGGTATTTAGGCGTGCATTCGGCAATAAAAAATCTAACTATACTTTGGACCTTACGTTTAAAAATATTCCAGATGTTAATAGCACGCCTCAAAGCACTCAATCAATTTTAAGTCATTACGACGGAGCAGACGGAACATTTTCTAGTTTTACTATTCCTGGTTTAGTATTTGCAGGCATGAACGATAACGTTACGACTTACGTTCAGGCTCCCACCAGCATAAAGTGGCGTTATTCAAAACCGCCTGAGGTGCAAAGCGTTCAAAGTAATTTGAGCACCGTAACGGTAAGCTTTGTAGGAGAGCTAGAAGCATGACAACTGAGATTCGTTTAATTCAATTTTTTGATTTTACGGACGCAAGCGGCAACAACAAAGCCGAGTATTGCTTTCAAAATTATTTTGTAAATGAAACCAAGTTAAAAGGAAATAAGTTGTTTGGTTTTGCGCCGTTCCAAGTGGTAGGCGGGGTTTCAAGTATTGGAGGAGATAACTCGCAAATACAAATATTATTTCCTGCAACAGAGTACGCTATTGCTCTTGTAGAAGCTGCAAACGGCAACAGAAAAAGTCAGTTAGAGCTGACTACAAAAACCGTTAACGCAGCTGGTACGGTAACAAGTCTTATGGCACAAGAGTTTTACATTGGCCTTGGAGCAGCGTTTAGCGAAAGCACTATTGAATTGCGTTTCAATACTGCAGTGGATGCTGTGGGTTCAAATTTTCCAGCGCAACGATTGAGCGAAGACAACGTTGGTATTTTGCCGCTTGATTCTGCCTTGTCGTTGCGATGAATGATCTGATCGGATTGGAATACCAGTGGGGCGCGTCTTTTGCGGATGGCAGCGGCTACACGGACTGCTTCCAGCTTGTATGCGAGGTCCGCAAGCGTCTAGGCCTGAGCGACTACTCCAGTAAGTTTGAGTGGGCCTATGACTCCTACACCCAAGAAACGTTCAAACCAATTCGTCTTGCAAAGTGGTTACTTCAGACTGGAAGACGACTTACACTACCGGAACATGGAGCGGTAGCTTTGCTGGCTGATGCAACAAGCCCAGCTTTGGGTAGCGTTGTTGAGGGCGGTATTGTTTTTATCGCGCCTGGCAAACGGGTTGTACGTGCTCCACTGCCCTTTGTGCCCGCTTACTACTTCTGGATTGACTGATGCGTAAGCTTCTTCCCTACGAGCACCAGCTAATCGAAAAGCTGGGGGTCACTAAAGAGGAATACCTTGACTTTCTTATTGCACAGGAAGAGTACGTAGATCCAAAAATAGGCACTGCTTTAGATATTCGTAATGGTCCTGGCGTCGATCCAGTTACTGTTTCAATAATACTAACAGTTATTGGCATTTTATTCCAAGTTGGAGCGGCACTTTTAGCGCCTAAACCAGAAGTTCCAGGAAGAGAGCGAAGAAATAGGCAGCAAAGGTTTGCTCCAAGTTTTGGTTTTAACAGCACGCAAGAGCTTGCTTCTTACGGCGATCCAGTCAATCTGGTTTATACAAACCAAAACGACAAAGGCAATGTCCGCGTAGCAGGATCTTTAGTGTGGTCTGCCATCGAGAATTTCGGCTCGACGCAGTTCATGCAGCTAACGGTAGCGCTTGGGGCGTCTAAAATTAAAGAGATAGATTATACAAAAACAGCTTTTGGTCAAGCTGCTCTAGTTGATTTAGACAAGCAAAGCGCTTTTATTTTTTCCAAATCTGAAGGCGTTGAAGGCAGGCCAAACTTTGGCGATATTCAAGCAGGATTTGGCACAAAAGATTTGTACCCGAAAAGGCTTAAGCCTGTTGACGCAAAACCTGCTTTTCAAATTGTCACGCATAACGACAAAAAATTTGGCTTTAGCCAGGCTTATACGCCGTCAACGTCTACAAGTCTTGGTGTTTTTGACGCCGTACCTATTAATGTAGACGTTATTTCGCGGGATAAAAAAGGCGAGGAAGAAAAATCAAATATATCTATTGAGTTAAAAGACAGAGGAGGCACTGTAAATTTTAAATGGAGGAATCGAAGTGGCAGTTTTATTCTCAACGATAAAATCCAATTATTTTTCAACAATGCAGGCCATAAAGAAGGGGACAAAGATCCAGCAAGAACAGCTGACGATATGCGTCGTCAAATGGTTGAGGCATTGGATTTCGGCAGTACATATATGCTTGGTTCGGCAAAATTTAGACTGGAACAAGTTGTAAGCGCTGCAAAAAACATTGACGATGGCGAAGTAAGCGTAAATTTTATTTGCATTGAGCCTGGAAAATTACCTGGATCTCCATACGAAAGAACTACGCCTAAAACCGAAGACTTAACGCTTAAAGCAGAGATGGAAAACGCTCAGGATATTTTGTCTGATGCGCGAACAATAGAAGGCACGGAAGGCGCAAGAACTGATAATTTTGCTGTCACAAACGACAGCCCTTTTATTGATATAAGTTTTGAAGGTGATAAAATTGTTAATTGGCCTATAACATTTAACGCTACAGTCGAGTTAGAAAACGGTACAACGGAAATAGTTCCCTATACAGTCCGAGACAAGAGCAATAATGTGGTAGAAGGCAAATATGAATTTCCTCTAGGCGGCTCAATAGCATACACAAGAGAGCAAAAAGATGAGTTAATGGCTGACAAGCCTAAAATTAAAACAACATTAATACGAAAGTCAATAAGGCGGCAAAAGAAAGCTTTGAAAGCCTTGGTTGAGGATATTCTCGCTGGGGTCTACAACGGAGAAAACTTGCCGCAAGGCAATAATTCGTACGGGCCGCCTTGGTCTGCTCATAGCGGTAGAGATCCCGCCGAAAAAGAAGTAGGTGTTTATGTACTTCAGGTTTCACGCAACTTTTTGCGTAGCGATCCTAATATAAGCAGGAATGGTGGGCCTAAATTGCATGGTTACGAAAATGATTTTATTGATAACAATACGCTCAATTGGGTGCGATATACGTTCCTTTATATTGACAGATATGGAACGTGGCATTTTTTCCCTTTCAATGGCATTGAGGATCAAGGCAAGCAAAAATTCTTCCCTAATGACCCCAATCTGAGAGACAAAAAACGCCCTAATCTCAAAGACGCAAAAGAAAAACTTTCTAATTTGCAGGCTGAGCGCGACCAGCTCGAAAAAAGCACAACTAAAATTAAGTCGGACTCTGTTACTGACCCAGACAGCACTAGAACTGTGCTGAATAAAGAAACTCAACTTGCCATAGCTCAATATGAATCAGACATAACGGCTCAAGAAGAACTTGTAGAAGAGCGTCGGCAAGCAATCAAAGAACGAATTGACAGAAATTTTGCAAAAATGCACAAACTTGCCGTCGATATTATTGAAGACGATATTGATTATCTTGAGGCTATTCAGGACGCAATACCTGTTGGCGAAGATCTTATCACAGATCAAAATGGAACAGGCATTGTAAAAGGCGAAATAAGAACTGTAATTAAATCAAAAGAAAAAGCCCAAAGAGATATAGATGAAATTTTAGAGGATTGGGACGCTTTTCGGCAATCTTTAGACAACAACTTCTTTTCCAGATGTTTAGTCAAAGCAGAGTCGGCTTCTTATGAAACATTAAGTGCTTGCGATTCAGTAAAATTTTCTTTTAAAGCACGATTGTTTAGGAGGATTTCCGGGCGTCAAAAGAAATACGCTGACACAAAAGTCAAAGATTATAGCGCTTCAGACAATGGCGTAAAAAGTAGAATGGTGTTTTTTAGAGTATTTTACAGGGATGTCCAGTCAAATACAGGAGGTTTGATCATAAACGGTATTCCAGGTTGGAGACTTGTAAATTACGTGTTTGCTATAAGAAGAGGCAGTGAAGCAGATTTTTATACACAACTAGGTTTTTACAACCCAACAAAGGCAAAATGGCAATTTAAATTTGAACCTGTCTTTGATTTGCAAGCCGAACACGCTCAACGTGAATTTGCTAGATACGCTTTTATCGAAAACACTGACATAGTAAAGACAGTTACCATGAGCGCGGATAACAGTGTATTTTTCTGGTACGGCAAAACGGTTGGCGTAAACAAGCTTGCAGGGTGTTATCCCGACGAAGACGAGCGTGGACCTGCAAGAACAAACGAATGGGATATGTTTTCCGTTAACTCAGACACACAAGTACAGTTTAGTTTTGAATCTGGTCCTGAAATAACCTTAACTGCCGTTACTGAACAGCAATCAGACTCAACTTACGGCAACAAATATAGCGGCATGACGATGATGTCATTAGGCGTTTTTGCTGGACGAGGCATTGAAAGCCTGCGAAGTGTAACTGCACTGGTAACACATGGAAAACTTTGCCGAACAGTCGAGTCACCAAACAGGGCCACAGCTTCCAGCAGTTACGCCCCAGACATTTTTGTGGACACATTATTAGATCCAACAAATGGAGTAGGCAAGTATATTACTCGCGCAAATATTGATACCAATAGCCTTGAAATTGCTAAAAAGTTTTGCATCAACAACAATTTGCCTAAAGCGGACGGCACCGTAGGAGGCGTACAAATGTTTATGGACGGAATTATTGCTGATGCGGGCTCATGGCGCGAATTCTGGATTAATGCAGCACCTTTCAACTTGTTAGAGCTGGCACGAAAGAACGGTAAAGATACCCTTGTTCCCGCTATACCCTGCAGCAACGAGGGAGTCGCCGCTGACAGTGCAGGTCGTCCAGTAACAGTAGCAATCGGAGCATTGTTTACTACTGGAAATATCTTAGAAGGCTCTTACAAAGAAGAATTTTTAAACTACGATACAAGCACTGAAGACTTAATTGCTTCTGTAATTTACAGAGATTATAATAAAAATGAAATGTTCAGTCAAAAAAGAAGTGTAAATGTAAAACTAAAAAACGTAGACGAAGAAGCCATCAGGGAAACATTTGATTTAAGCGAGTTTGTCACTCAAAGAGAGCAAGCAATTATGTTTGGCAAGTTGCTTTGCAACCAGCGTCGTCACATACGCAAAGGCATTGAATTCAAGACTTTGCCTTTTGAAGCAGGTCTAGAGCCAGGAGCTTTTATCTATGTAGACGTTGGCCTTAAAGATTGGGATCATTACTCATCTGGAGTCGTAATGGCTGGTGGAGCGTTGAATGCACCGCTAGCTTCTGTTAACGAAGAAGGGGTGCAAGGCGTCGGAACAAAAACTTTTAATTTTCTGCTTTATAAGCCTTCGACTGGGGAGGTGCAAAGCAAGACAACTTCTGTCACGACTACAAACAAAGGAATTAGTACGGCTTCTAGTTTGAGCGGGTACGAAGGCTGGATGTTTGTTATGGGTAGCGAAAAGCCAAACAGACGTGTCTTTAGGGTCACTGAACTTGCGCTTGAGGAGGAGGGCGAACTAAGCGTCAAAGCGGTTGAGTACCCGTGTTTCGAGGAAGCAGGTGGAACGCGAGCCCATATTGCAGACTTCCGTAGCAGCAAGTTTGAGGTGAGCTAAGATGGTGGCAATGTTCAGGCCAAGCGAATGGCATTTTTTACTGGCCGTACCGGCTCACTTGTTTTCAATGACAAACCTGTAGCAAAAATTCGTGACTGGTCTCTTGAGACGACTGTAGAGCTGCTTAGCACTAATACGATTGACAGCGGCGTCAATACGTTTGTTCCAGGTGTTAAAGGTGCAACTGGAAGCGCAACGTTGATGTATTACCGCCTCGAAGGAGAAGCTGATAAAACTCAATTTACTGAGTTGTTATCGAAAGTTATGAAAATTGGTTCCGTTACTACAAATGATGAGGTTGAGCTTGAATTAAACGTTGATGGCGGAATTTCCAGCATAGCCAACGACATTAAATTTAAAGCATACATAACTTCTGCTAGCGTATCTGTTAGCACGGGAGAGTTAACTGTAGTGCCGATTAATTTTACGGTCAATGATGACTTTAGTCGAGTAATCAGTTAATGGCTTTTTACCTCGGCAGTTACGGTAATATTAGGTTGCGTCGAGGCTCCGATGTTCTTATTGGCAACATTCAAGCTTCGATTGACCCTGACGACGTAAATACAGTCCTGGAGCGTCTTGGTATTGACGGCGCTACTGATAATTTATTTACTGGCGATAAAGTTGATATAATTACATCAGATAGCCGTGGACTGGCTTTCATTCCAGCATCTAATTGGAGCACTGGAGTAATTGAGGATACGTTCAGCGCTTTTGTAAACGTCAACCAGGCTGGGGGTTTAAGGCTTTTTCCTGCTTTTGAAGACGCTATAAATAACGATAGGGCTAACGAAATAGACTTGCAAGCGTTTACAGGAAATCCGATTGCAGTGACTGTGTCAGTTAGGGACACTCGTTACAACATTCTTGGAAATGTGTCGCGATACGAGTTCAACACATCCCGTGATTCAGTTGACCTTACAACACTCTCCGACAAGTACAAACAGCAACATAGCGCAGGTTTAATTAGCGGCAGTGGCCGCATTGAGTGCGCTTTTGATTACACAACGCTTGGCGTAACAGAAGCTCCAATGATCATGCTGCAAATTATTCAGCGTCTTGATCTGGGCTCTGCATTTGATATTGCTTTGTATCTTACTGATAAAGAGGTTATTCCTACCGTTCCAAATATTTTCTACCAAACGACTGCTGTTACAACTTCCACTGGTATTACAGTAGAAGCGCAAGGAATTGTTTCATGCACTATTGATTTTATTACTACAGAACAAATCAAGCTGGTTATCGGCAAACCTTCCGAGTACATCCTCAAGCAAGATGACGACCGGATCAGGGTTGAACAGGATTTGG